TGGCTGAGCGTGTCCTCGTGGTCGTGATGGCTGAGCGTGTCCTCGTGGTCGTGATGGCTGAGCGTGTCCTCGTGGTCGTGATGGCTGAGCGTGTCCTCGTGGTCTGCCCCGCCCCGCCCCGCCCCGCCCCGCCCCAAGCCCATGCAGGACGCCCGCGTATATCCGGTCACCCATCGCATCAACTTGCAGCCATTAAATACCCTTCAAACTGTTGACAGCAGCCTAAATACCCTCTAAACTGTCGACTTTCAACTCACAATCCCAAACAAAATGACAAATCTACGGGTCAAAAAGGTGATGCGATGGTCTCCATACGAGAAGCAATTTAGGTTCTTTCGCATCATGTGGGAGGACGGAACAGTATCCAATAAATTGGCCGTGTCTATTAAGAAATGGCTTCCAAGAATTACTTGGAGAAAGTCTTATGGTGGTATTTATGTTTAACCTTGGCAACCACTAAAATACCCTTTAGAATAGCCTCACTAACTTAAAGAAGCCTAACATGCCTAACCCTCCAGAAACTCACTTCGACGCCACCTTCCTGCTAAAACAGACCACACGCCCTAAAAATGTCAAGGTGTCCCAGTTCTATGACTCAATCGAGGTCAAAGCAGCAATGGGCTTGCTTGAAGAACCAATAGAGACTAAAATAGGTCGTGGCGGCTACACATGGATTCACAACGACCTAAGACAACTGTTCGACCAATGGCTATCAGAAGTAGGAAAAGGTCGGGGTAAAAGAAATACCCTTCAAGAAAGTTAGACTATGAGTAATGTATTCCTAATCAGCGATCTTCACCTGTCGCACAGCAACATCCTAACCTTCCTAGAACCCGACGGAAGCAACCTGCGCTCGTTCAGTTCGATCCAAGAACATGACGAGCAAATAATTCACAACTGGAACAAGGTCGTAACCAATAATGATAAGGTTTACGTTCTCGGAGACGTATGCTTCAAGAATATTCACCTAGAGAACATTGCTAGACTGAACGGAACCAAAGTGCTCATCAAGGGAAATCATGATGGACTAAAGCCTTCGCAGTACCTACAGTACTTCAAGGACATCAGGGCTTGCAGTATCCTAGACAAGTTCTTGCTGACCCACATTCCAATCCACCCCGATAGTCTAAGCCGTTGGAAAGCAAACATTCATGGACATCTGCACGCGAACGTAGTAAAATTAACTGACGGGACACCAGATAAGCGTTACATTAACGTGTCCTGCGAACAGATAAACTACACACCGATTCCATTTGAAACCATTAGAGGACGATATGCCTAAATTCACCGACGCAGACCTAACCGTCTACCACAACGACAAACCGATCCTACGACTCAACGGACGCCTAGCAGAATGCCAAGGGATCACAAAAGAAGCCTTAACCGAGCTAAAAGAATCCCATGTGGACCGTTATCTGATCGAACTTCAACTCGAAGAGGCTTCACGAGTTGAAGACATTAACATGCTATTCAAGGAGTGGACTCGTATCAACTTCTTGCAGCAACGTCTTTGGGGCTTTCCGGAAGACTCCAACTACCATCCGAGTCATCGGCTGAGTAAGTGCTCCTGTGGAGCTACGATGGACAATGACGAACGCTTAGGAACGCCTTATCGTGTAGTGACTCAAGGATGTCCGATTCATGACCCAGTCTGACTTGACAACACACCTTCAATGTAGTTTAATAGCGTTTTGGCTAAAGGAGAACTAAATGTTTCATAGCGAATTGGTAGCAAAGAAGGCAGCTTTAATTGACGCTTACTCGGCTTATAAGAACGCCGAACGAGAGTATATGGTTGCTTCTACACCAAGGTACGTGAGTGTATTAGCCTACGTTGACGAAATCGGCGTACAAATGGACTATGGTCAGTACAAAGAACTGGCTGAAAAAGCCCGCCGACTTTCTATTCGTTACGCTAAACCTATTCGTCAAGGTTCAACTGAAGTCGGAGTTCTACTGTGCTTCCTCGAAGAAGTGCTTGACGAGGCGTTTGAGGAAATGACGTTGCCGGATGAGGAGTAAGTAGTTTAGATGTAAACGACCCCGTTAAGGCGGGGTTTTATTGACTTTATGCTCGCTTTGATTGCAAGTTGACCGCGTAAGCGGACTTTATGGACTAAATTGGAGAACAAGAAGTGACATCTCTACCTACAACATACCAACAATTCATTCATATTAGTCGTTACGCACGTTGGTTAGATGACAAACAGCGTCGTGAGACTTGGGAAGAGACAGTTAGCCGCTATTGTGACTTTTTCTCGAAGCGGTTTGATGGTAAATATGATGATGTAATCTACAGCGAACTTAAACCAGCTATTCTTAATGTTGAAGTACTACCAAGTCTTCGCGCTTTGATGACTGCTGGACATGCCCTTGAACGAGAGAATATTGCTGGCTACAACTGCGCTTACATTGCGGTATCTTCCAAGAGAAATTTCTCTGAAATACTTTACATCCTCATGAACGGTACAGGTTGTGGCTTCTCCTGTGAGCGCCAAGAAGTAGTGAATCTACCAACAATTCCTGATAAACTGACTAAAAATGGGGATGTGATTGTTGTTGAAGATAGTAAGCTCGGTTGGGCTAAAGCCTACAATAAGCTAATCAACAGTCTGTATGATGGTGACATTCCTGACTTTGATTACAGTAAGATTCGTCCTGCCGGAGCGAGACTTAAGACGTTTGGTGGTCGCGCTAGTGGGCCTAAACCACTTAAGAAACTATTCGAATTCACTATTGAAGCCTTCAAGAAGTCTGCTGGACGCAAACTACAGTCAATTGAGGTGCATGATATTGTCTGCACGATTGCTGAAACCATCGTAGTTGGTGGTGTCCGTCGCTCTGCTTTGATTAGCCTGAGCAACTTGTCGGATCAACGCATGCGTGATGCTAAGTCGGGCCAGTGGTGGCTTGACCATCCTGAACGTGCTTTGGCAAACAATAGTATTGCTTACACAGAGAAGCCTGAACCTGAGATTTTCATGGAGGAGTGGCTTGCTCTAGTCAAGTCTAAATCTGGTGAACGCGGCATCTTTAACCGTGTTTCGGCACAGAAGCAAGCAGCTAAATGGGGCAAACGTGACCCTTCGTTGGCTTATGGAGTTAACCCTTGTTCGGAGATTATACTTCGCCCGACTGGGCAGATGTGCAACCTGTCAACCATTATTGTTCGTGCTGAAGATGATAAAGAATCGCTGAAGAAAAAGTCGCGTTTGGCTACTATTCTCGGTACGTTTCAAGCATCTTTGACTGATTTTCACTTCATTGGTGAAAACTGGAAGCGAAACACAACCGAAGAGGCACTCCTTGGAGTCTCTTTGTGCGGAATTATGGACAACTATGTGCTTTCTGGTCAAGGTTCCAAGGAAACTCTTAAGGAATGGTTAAATGAAATTCGTGATTACACGGTAGAAGTAAATGCTGAATGGTCTGGTAATCTTGGCATCAACCCTTCCGCTGCTATATGCTGCGTAAAACCGGAAGGCACGTCGTCACAGATGGTTGATGCTGCTTCAGGTATCCACACACGCCACTCTAAGTATTATCTTCGAACCGTTCGCAGCGACAAGAAAGACCCGCTATACCATTTCATGCAGGCTAAAGGGATTTATTGTGAAGATGATGTAACGAAACCCGAGACCGGCGCAGTGTTCTATTTTCCAATTAAAGCACCTGATGATTGCCTGACTCGTGACAACATGACAGCCTTAGATCAGCTAGATATTTGGCTGTTCTATCAAAACGAATGGTGTCATCACAAGCCTTCTGTCACAATCAGCGTATCCGACAATGAATGGGTTGAGGTTGGTGCTTGGGTGTGGAAGCATTTTGATGAGATTAGCGGTGTGTCATTCCTGCCAAAGTCGAATCACACTTACGCTCAGGCCCCTTATCAAGAAGTCACTAAGGAAGAATATGAAAAGTGGGTTTCAGAGCACCCTATTCCTGAGATCGACTGGTCTGAGTTGAGTGAGTTTGAGAAAGAGGATGCTACTACAGGCACACAACAGTACGCATGCAGTTCTGGTTATTGTGAGCTAGTTTGACAAAACTGACCCGCTAAGTGATAAAATCAGACTTAGCGGGTCAAATATAAGGAATAGTAAATGCAAGTCAAGATCATAGCAGACTCAATCAGCCCGAGCGGTGTTCGACTAACCACAATGCAATTAAAATATCAGCGTTTTTTCCATTCCGAAGTAATGACCCACCGGGTATTTTCTCGGAATGCTTCTAGCAGCCGTGCGATCCCGGTAGCAAAAGTCCTTGAGCAAGTCCGTAACGACCCAGCTACTCCCGTTGAATGGGGTAAGAATCAAGCGGGCATGCAGGCTAGGGAGAACTTTACATCCTTGGATGATGTTCATAAATGCCAGACACTATGGCTGGATGCGGCAACCCAAGTTGCTGGTATAGCTGAAGAAATGGCTAGATTTGGGCTACATAAGCAGATCGTAAATCGCATCTTGGAACCTTTTCAGTACATTCATGTTGTTGTAACTTCGACAGAATGGGACAATTTCTTTGCTTTACGTGACCATCCTGATGCTCAACCAGAGATTCGTGAACTGGCTAAATTGATGAAAGAAGCCTATAACGCATCAAAGCCTAAAAAGTTACTTATTGGGCAATGGCACCTACCGTATATTACTGAGGATGATCGGCATTTGCCGATTAACGACCAAAAGAAGGTTTCGGCGGCTAGGTGTTGCAGGGTGTCTTATGTGAAGCATGATGGGTTCCGTGCAGAGGTTCAGGAAGATATCATCCTCCATGATAAGCTAGTAACAGCTAATCCTCCGCACATGAGTCCTGTAGAGCATCAAGCACAATGTTCTGAAGGTGATGAATGGTCGGGGAATTTTAAGCAGTGGAAGCAATACAGGAAGGAAATAGAGAATATGCCTATACAATATTCATTATTTTAAGGATGCTTATGTCAGATAATGTAAATCACCCAACACATTACACAAGCCATCCTAGTGGAATCGAATGCATCCGAGTAACAGAACATTTTAACTTCTGTATAGGTAACGCTATTAAATATTTGTGGCGGAACGGATTAAAAGATGGCAATAGTAATGTTCAGGACTTGAAGAAAGCCGTTTGGTACATCAATCGTGAAATCCAAACACTTGACACACAATCCAAAACAGGTTAAAAGTTAGTTTTAGCCACGAGGAGAACATATGACCCGCCAACAACGCCTTCTAAGCCAACTACGGAAACTTGAGGAGAAACTTGTAATTCTGCATGACGAGGCCAACGAGTCTCGTGGGCCTGCTGATTCTCTGACCCAACGCCTGATGTATTGCTACGTTATGTGTCTCAGTTCGGTCATGGAGTGCGAGGCTTTGGTAGAAGATGACGGCGGGTTTGGCGAGGGTTAATACTTGACAAGTTCCTAAATGTGTGATATGCTTTCCCCCATAAACATATCCACCAAAGGACTCGAAGATGCAACTAAATTTATCCTTACAGCCACGACAGAGCGAAGTATTCTTAACAGAAGCTACAGAGATCGCCTATGGGGGTGGGGCTGGTTCGGGCAAAGCACTAAGTATATCTGAGAAAATACCAACACCCGATGGCTGGAAGACTATGGGCGAACTAAAGGTTGGCGATAAAGTTTTCGATGAAAACGGACTACCTTGCAATGTCGTAGCTGCTACTGAAGTTATGTTTGATCGTCCTTGTTGCAAGGTAACTTTCTCAGATGGGGTAGAAGTAATCTGTGATGAAGAACATCAGTGGGTTACTATGACCTACAAAGAGCGTATTCAGTGGGTACGATCAACGCCAGAGTGGAGAGCTAACAGACGAGCCAATCGGCCGTCTAGGGCTAAGGAAACATCTGATCCGGCTGTGGTTGCCATGCTCACAGAACGTAATAAGAGCATGGAATATAACTACCTACCAAGACCTCGCGGACTCCCAAGAACAACAAAAGAAATCGCAAATAGTCTGTTTGTTAGAAAGACGAGGATCAATCATTCTATTGATGTATGTAAACCTGTCCAATACACAAAAAAGGATTTATTGGTACCCCCGTGGCTTCTAGGCATGTGGTTGGGTGATGGCACCACCATTTCTGGTGAAATTACATCTGCTGACCCAGAGAATGTAGAACGGATGAAGTCTTTCGGTTACAAAGTAAAAGAAAAGAACCAAGATTATTCCAAGTATGGTTATAGAGTGTATGGTTTGCAAACCGACCTAAAGAAGATTGGTGTGTTTGGAAACAAACATATCCCAAGACAATATCTCGAATCGTCTGTTGAAGATCGCATCGAGTTACTTCATGGTCTGATGGATTCGGATGGGTATGCTAGTTCTGATGGTAAGTGCGTCTTCTACAACACTAACAAAACACTCATTGATGGATTCCTCGAACTCGCTAAATCTTTAGGTATCAATGTGACTTACACAGAAGACAGGGCTATGTTTTATGGTAAGGATTGTGGCCCCGCATATAACGTCTACCTGAATGCAACTTTTCCACTGTTCTCGCTTCCTCGTAGGAGAGATCGTCAGAAGTTGGCTAAGGAACAGTACCGCCGTCGCCAGATCGTGTCGGTTGAGTCGGTTGAGAGTGTTCCTGTTCGTTGTATTCAGGTGGATTCACCAAGAAATATGTTCTTGTGTTCTGAGTCGTTTATCCCTACTCACAACAGTCACTTAATGCGAGTCCTAGCAATCGCATACTGTTCGGCAATCCCCGGCTTACAGTGCTTCCTGTTCCGTAGAACCCTCCCAGACCTTCTAGCTAACCACATGGTAGGTACTAATGCCTTCCCAGATATGTTGGCTCCGCTGATCCAAGCAAAGCAAGTAACAATCAATTGGTCTAAGAATGAGATTAGATTCTGGAACGGATCAATAATCCACTTATCGTACTGCCAACATGACAAGGACATATACGGGTATCAAGGTGCACAGATCGGTCTGCTGTTGATAGACGAAATCACCTTATTTACAGAAGAGATGTATCGTTTCCTACGAGGTCGGGTTCGTCTAGGAGGAACCGTAGTTCCTGAAGAATACAAAGGTAAGGCTCCGAAAATCGTCGTCTCTGGCAATCCGGGCGGGATAGGTCACAACTGGGTTAAGAAGACATTCATTGACTTCGCACCACCTAATGTAGTGGTTCAAACCGAACCAAAAGAAGGCGGCTTTAAGCGAGTGTTCATCCCCGCCAAACTATCAGACAACAAGGTTCTACTAGAAAACGACCCGAACTATGCTGATCGACTTAGCGGTTTGGGTAGTGAGAAGCTAGTTTCTGCTATGTTAGATGGAAACTGGGACATTGCAGAAGGTGGCCTATTTGATGATGTGTGGCGCAGAGATATACACGTACTAGAACCCTTTGAAATCCCATCATCTTGGCGTATTGACCGTTCGTTCGACTGGGGTTCATCTAAACCGTTCTCAGTTGGTTTTTGGGCTGAGTCCGATGGTTCTGAAGCCAAGATGGCTGATGGTAGCATTCGCCACTTCCCTAAAGGTACTTTGTTCAGAATTGCCGAAATCTACGGTTGGAACGGTGAGGCTGATAAGGGTTTACGTCTGACAGCCAAGGAAATAGCTACTCTGATTCTTGAGTTCCAAGAAGCTAAACCTTGGGGAAAGCGTGTAAAAGCTGGTCCCGCCGATTCAGCAATCTATGTTAGAGAAAACGGTAACTGTATTGCTGATGATATGTCTGAGGTTGGTGTCAGGTGGGTTCCAGCAGATAAGCGCCCCGGTAGTCGAGTCTCTGGTTGGCAGAACATGCGAAAGATGCTTAAAGCCGCAATGCAGTCTCCGGTAGAGGACAAAGCCTTGTTCATTTTCAATAACTGCACTCAGTTTATCAGAACATTTCCTACGTTGCCGAGGGATAAGAACAATAGCGACGACTGCGATAGCCGAAGTGAGGATCATATCGCGGACGAAGCCCGCTACCGCTGTAACATGGCAAACAAGTCCCTAAAAGTAGTTGCCACATCGGGTTTATAGTGCTATAATCCTCCCACAACATAACCAAAAGGACTAAAAACATGCAAATCGAACTAACAAAAAGCCAGACACCAGTTATACTCTCTAAAGCAAACGAACTAGAGTTTGTTGGACCACCTGGAGTTGGTAAGACCTTTGCAGGACTAGCTAAAATTATGGTGTGGCTTCAGGAAAGCAGCAATCGAACAGGGTTCTTTGTAGTGTCGAATAGGTATGCTACGAAGTATATCGAGCGTCTTATTTCAACTGCGTGGTCTAACTTAGGACGCTACCATTACACTGATAAATCCTTTAATCTTGTAAACGGTTCATCTCTGTTCTTGGTTTCAGTGCACGAATTAAACTACGAAGGCTTGGGTGGCACAGATTTTGGTTCGTTTGTCATTGACGCTGATGTAAGCGAAGAACAATATGCTTTCGCTTTAGTAAAAACTCACAAAGAAGGTTTTGTGCTAAAATGCACTCTTGGTGATGAACCTTACCTACTAGAGAGGACCTACCTGCAAACAGGTAACCCATACTTGAAGGAAATCTAAAATGAAACAAAAAGACATCCAATACCTAGAAGCTAAGATCGACTCAGCTATGTATCAACTAGAACGATCCTTTGATGCTAAACTAGATGCAAAGTCGTCATCAGACCGTTTGTGGATGCTTGGTGGTGCAATCGGGCTTCTTGTATCTAATGGTATCATTATGAAACTTATTGGAGCTTGAAATGAAATCCCTACTACAAGACTTCATCAATGAACTAACGATCTATTGGATGCACCTTAAAGCGGTCATTGACGACTTCATCAACCCTAAACCTCCTACTGGGATGGCTTGAGCATGGGCGTTGCAAAAGATCACACTGGTGTTAGATTCGGTAGGCTTACGGCTTTACACAGGACTTCTGACTATATACAACCGAACGGAAGGAAGAGGGTGCAATGGTTGTGTGAGTGTGATTGTGGAAACAAAATCAGTGTAGAGTCTTCGAATTTATCTTCTGGTCACACTACGTCTTGTGGTTGTGTTGTCAGAGAGTTTTGTTCTGTTGTTGGTAAATCAAATAAGATTCACGGACTTAAAGATACACCTGTTTTTAATTCTTGGAACGGTATGTTGGTGTCGGCTAGAAAACACAACACAGAAGTTCAAAAAGAGTGGGAGAATCTAATAGATTTTATAAAAGATGTTGGTGAAAAACCACCAAACTCGTATTTGATTAGGCTAGATAAGACCATTGGTTATGTGCGAGGTAATGTGAAGTGGGGTACTAGACGAGACGTTGTTCTGCACAAAAGGAATACAAATAAGATATACGTTGATGGAAAGCCCCTAACTTTACCTGAAGCTTGCGCCTTTCATGGGATCAGTAAAGATGTTGTTCTATATAGAAAAGAAATAGGCGTCCCTAAAGAACTGTGGTTTTCTAAAAAAGCATTGAGTTTTTCTGATATTTCACAGTGCGCATTAGCAACATTCTATGTGTACGAATCTGACAGATTTGTAGGTTTTGGTATAACACGAAATATAAAACAAAGAAACAAAACACATATAAAGTCTTGTAGAAAAGCAGGTATCGACATAAAACTAATAAAAACTTACGAATCTGATGGTGCGTTCATAAAAGAACTAGAAAAAGAAATAAAGTCTATATTCGCTGATAAAATAATAAACACAGGAATAGACGGATTTAAAACTGAAGCAATACCCCCAAAGTATAAGGACGGTTTGATTAACCTGTGCGATATTTTTATGAGACAAGGACTTTAATGAATTCATTACAAATACTCGATCTAATCGAAACTATCTCAGGGTCGCCAAAGAAAACCGACAAGGAACGCTTGCTTAAGGAAGCAGATTGCCCCGAACTACGCCGTGTTCTTGTAGCGACTTACAATCCGCGAATCAACTACTACATCAAGAAGGTTCCTAGTTCGGGCATCTATCAGAATGAAAACTTTAGTGATTTGACTTGGTTGATGCTAGATTCGTTGTCGAAACGAGAAGTAACAGGTAACGAAGCACTGAATCAGTTAGAAGCAACGCTAGACTTTCTCAATCTTAAATCCAAAGAACTCCTAAGCCGCATCATCAAACGCGACCTTCGTTGTGGCATCAACGTATCGTCAATCAACAAAGTATTCAAAGACCTGATTCCAGACACACCCTACATGCGCTGTTCCTTGCTATCCAAAGTAGATACAAGTAAGTGGGATTGGACTAAAGGTGTATTCAGCCAAACCAAGTTTGATGGGATGTTCTGCAACGTAACTGTTCTCGATGGACTGGTATTGCTAACAAGCCGCCAAGGATCAGAGTTCCCTATCGAAGAGTTTGTCGATCTGGCAGAACACATGCTTGAGTTTGCTGAAGTGGGCTATCAGTACCACGGCGAACTACTTGTAATTGGCACCGACGGCAATGTGCTACCACGCGAGATCGGTAACGGTCTGCTTAACTCAGTCCTAAAAGGTGGTGTTATTCCGGCAGGACATTATCCTAAGTTTATTGCTTGGGATATGGTAGAACTTGATGTGATTGAAGGTAAGAAAAAGTGTGACAAAGAATATTGGAAGCGTTTGCGTCAGTTGAATCAAGTTCAACAAAGTGAAGTATTTGAAGTATCCAAGACACGTATTCTGCACAGCCTAGATGAATCCTACCTACACTACCAAGAACTCCTAGATCAAGACCAAGAGGGTTCAATCATCAAGAACCCTAACATGCTGTGGCGCGATGGAACCAGCAAAGATCAACTCAAGCTGAAACTGGAGTTTGAAGTCGACCTAAAGATCACTGGCTTTACTCAAGGTAACGGTAAGAACGCCAACACTTTCGGTTCGATCAGCATGGAGAGTTCTGACGGGCTTGTTA